CTCGAGCATCTTCGCCCGTTCCTGCTCGGCCTTCTCGGCGGAGCGCGCGGTCCGTCCGGCCTGCTCGGCGCGCAGACGATCAAGTGAATCCGCGAGATTCATCTGGTACTGCAGGCTCTCGGGATTGACGTTCTCATCGGCCATCAGGCGGTCGAACTCGGCGACGGCCCGCGTCTCGAGATCTTCGATCTCCTGGTCACTGAGAAGCGTCAGGTCCGCGGGAACGGTGACGAGTTCGTCAGCCATTGGTTTTCCCTTCGGGGGTTTGGTCTTGTGCGTACGTTAGCAGGTGACACTGGGCGGTGAAGGAGGCGGAGGAGCCGGTGCCGCTGGCTGAACCACGGGCTTACTGCATCCACACATTGATCTCAGTCCTTTCCGTGTACCCGAGCAGAGAGGCGCTCACGCAACTTCTTAAGTGCGAGCTGCTCGAGATCTTCATCGCTTAGCTGATCTGTCTGCGGTGGCCGCACCGGCATAAGTCCCGATGCCACCATGCTCTGCATCTGTCCACCCGCGGTCAACGTGCGAACCTTAGGTACGATGTAGCCCGACTCGTTGACGGTGAGCAAGCCGATCATGCGCAGCTCACCACCGATGCGACGCCAGTCGGGGGAAACCTGACCGGATGCGCGTAGCGCGTTCACTCGCTTGTTGTTCGAGTCGGGACGGATCGCGCCCGCAACCCAGATGCCGTGCGTGTCGTTGCCAACAACTACGTCGGCGATTACGGCGTCGGTGTTCTCGTAGTGTTCCTTCGCCCGCGCCGCACGCGCGGACAACGGCGCATGCTCAAGACCCGCGGTGATCTGCCCGACTGCAACGTGTGAACCATCCTCGCAGATGACCTCACCTGTGAGGTAGTACGAGTGATGCGTCTCGTGCGGGGGCGTGATGCACTCGTTCATAAAGCCCAAGTGACACTGACCCCACGGCGCGGCGTGCCCGTAAACCCGACCCTGATCGGTGACCAAGATCGGCGTGTAGTTATTGAGCTTGGGGTCATCGAACCAACCCGCTGGCGGGCGCCATTCGTCGTGCCACGCGTGCGCCACGAGTGCGCTTACTGACGCGGCGATCTGCTCGTCATCCTCAGAGATCAACCCGATCTTCGCCTCCACGAACGCCGGGATGTCCACGAGCGTTGCGGCGCGAATGCGTGCGGCGTGAAAGACGATCTTCTCAGGTGCGGCGAAGAGGAGGAAGAAGATGTCATCTTCCTCATCCTCGTCGGGCTCGGGCATTACATACTCGATGTCCGCGTCCGTGATGTCATCCGCGTCGATCGAGATGCCACTCAGCGTCGGAGGATTCGCGCTCATCCGACGAAACGCCTCGTGAGCGTCGTCATCCTCGGGTCCGCCCAGGTCGAACGTTCCCTCACCCATGATATCCGCACCCTCGCGCCAGACGCGAGTGATCGTGCCGACATTCACGGTCTCGTTCGACGGCATGCCACCGTGTGAGTCAACCTTCTGCCACCGCAGCGGTAGCGGAACATCCGCCCACGTGAGGGAATCCGGCGCAAACTCGCGACCATCACCCGTGGGCGTACCCTCGACCGTCAAGATCCCGCGCCAGGTCGGTGCCGGGAATTCAGTTTCGCCATCAGGTGAAGTCACTTGAACGTCGAAGCTCTCTTCCTCAACCGTCATGGACATGCAGTTCTTTCCGTCAGGTGTTGGCTTCATGCCGTCGGGGCACTTGCCGTTGTCGGGCATCGGCATGTTAGCCGCGGCAGGCTTCGGCTTAGGCTTATTGGTCTTGAGACGCTTGTCGGGCGTTGTGCCGGGATTGGGCTTACCCCCAAGGTCCTCATCCACCTCGGGAGGATCGACAACCAGTGTCACAGCGGCACCTCCTGAGGATACGGTAGCAGGTGAGCCAGTGTCAGTGATCTCGGTGATCGTGGTGGGATCCGCGATCTGCCCGTTGACGACGTACTGCACGTAAGAGTTCACCGTGTTGTTGCTGACGTTGTTCTTGATGAGCTCGCCCTCGAGGTCGTCACTCCTATAGTCATACGGGTCGAGGATGTCGGTGTCCGTGATGTTACCGAGCCGTCCCTCGTTCCAGCCCAAGCGCTTAGCGCGTACTAGCATCGGTTCTCCGCCCTAATCATCTTATCGTTGCGCGAGCGGTTACACCCAAAACATTCGGGCAGTAGGTTCGCCAGCTGGTAACCACCGCCCTGACACTTCACGAAGATCTTCCCACGCTCGAACCGCGCATACCCGTGCGGGTTGTCGGGTGAACCCGGGTCCGCCCAGTGCGTCTTAATGCCGCAGCTGTGACACGGGACGTATCCACGCTGCTCACCGCCGAACTCGTTGTAGAGATTAAGTCTTTGCTTGCGCCGCGCCGCGGCCGATCCACCGCGTGACTCGCCACCCGCGCGACCGACGCCCGCGCGCGCGTTCGCTAGTTCCCGCTGCGCCTTGCGCACCGCTTCCTCACTCGGCGCGGGCGCGGCGGCGATCTTCTCCTGCGCCTGCGCGTAGATGTCTTCATACGAGTCGTGCGGAGCGTAGGTGGAAGTGTCGAGTTTATCGTACTGATCTATGCCGCACGCGCAGACGCTCGTGAGGTCATCGCCGGCCGCGGCCACCAGCGCCGACGCCGCCACCGCGACCTCACCGTCGCCGCAGTCACACGCGGATTCGGCGTAGGCGTCGTCAGGAACGTCGAAGATGTATGTACATCTGCAGTTCGGCGCATCGCCGGGTTCCTCACCGATCGAGAATGTGCCATCAACGTCGACCTTCTCGCCATTAGCCTCGGCGTGCTCGGGCCGTGTGCGCGCGTCCATAACCGCAAGCCACTCTTTGGTCATGCCCTTAACTTGAACCTGCTGCATCTGCTCAAGTTCACCTGAGTTAAGCGCACCCGACACCTCGGTGCGCGCGATCAGCTCCGCGCGATAACCCGACGTGTCGATGGAGCTCGTGACGCGATCTTTGAGTGCGTTGAGATCTTCACCCGCCTGCAGACCCTGCACCAGCTGGTCACGCGCACCCGCCCAGACCTCGTTGCCGACGTTGCTCAATCGGTTCGTCGCGTTCGAGAGATACGTCTCGGCCTGCTGATTTGGAATCAGCGGAATCTCAAAGTCATCGGTGGACGCCGCGCCGATAAGGTTCGTCCGACGCTGAAGTATTCGCACCAGCGCATCACGCTGCGCGACGCGCGTAACGGTCGCGCCGTGCATGTAAGATTCGCGGATCGTCGGCGTAAGTGCCGTAAGTTTGTCGTTCCAGATTCGCTTAATCACACTCAGGTCGTCAACCGACACGGGACCGTGCAGCGACTTCGCCGCGCTATCCAGCGTTTGCCGCGCTAGGTCGTGCGCCAGATTCGCGGCGTTGTCGCCGCGGTGCTCAATCTCAACGTGCGTGAGCGCCGTGATCTTAGCCATGGGACGAGACGATCATGCCTCGCGCGTCTCCCTCGGTGATGCGCTCGCCGATGATGGGTTGTCCGTGCGCGTTCAGCCAGCACTTATAGACGCCCGCCGTTCCCGGCTTAGCGTTGATCGGCGGCTTCCACGTGGCGTGTGTCACGGGACACGAGAAGAGGTGATCCGCGCAATCACTCGGATGCAACAGCTCGGGTTCACCCGTGATGCCGATCTTCATCGCGTGCTCGAGACCCGCCTGCTTCGTTAGCTGTTGCGTAATGTCACTGCCCGCCTTCGACGGCGACGGCGGGGGCGGCGTGTCGGGCGGACCATTCGGTGGTTGCTGTTGATCGGGCGGTGCGTTGTCCGGTGGCCGCGGTTCGGCCGGCGGAGTGTCGTGAGTCGTGGTGTACCCAAGTTCATCCAACGCGGCGAACGTGTTCACGGGCTGTAGCGCGGCCTTGATCAAGATCATCTGCTCGAGCTCGGTCTTGCTCGGCTTATCCGACTCGTTCAAGCCAAGCTCACGACGCAGCGCCTCGCCGTTCGCCTCCATGCGGTCGTACGCTTCCATCGTGTTCGCGCTGATGTCGGGACGCAAGATCAACTCACTCGCGTCGTACCACATCACCCAGTCGTCAAGATTCCCAACGTCCTCGCCAGCTTCCTGAAGTGCCTCAAGCCGCGGGATGAGATAGCCCTCGGTAAGCGCGTCGCAGATGATCTCCGCCGTCGGTGCGGCGTGGATCTTCACGCCCTGCTCGTCGATCAGCCACGCGTTCCAGTGGTTAACGTCGCGTGTGCCGAGGAGTGCCTCGGGCGGCATGTCGAGTGAGATGGCCAGTCGGGTGAGAACGCTGTCCCGCTTTTGAACGATGTTCGCGTCGAGCCTAAGCGTAAAGTCGACGTGCTTGATCTTGTCGATGTACTCGCCAGGAACACGAATGGGGATCGGCACGATGCTCGACGCCGTGCCCGGCTCCTTGATCGCCTCCGCCGCAATCTCGATCCACTCGGCGACGAACGGATCGGGCGCCTCGGCGAACTCAGCGCGAACCGGAAAGGTGATCTCATCGGGAAAGATGATCACGCCGGCCGAGGCGAGCCGGGAAAGATACTGCGACTGGATATGGCGATTCACAAGCTCAAGTTCGCGCATCGTTGAGCGTGCGGCGCGCGCGGGCGAGCTCGCCACGTTGTGCCAGCGCATGTGCGGGCGCCACACACGAATGACCATCGAGTCGTCGGGCAACTTACGCCAGCGGTTGAATCCCTCGGCGATGGCGTACCCGTCGCCCGTCGGGTCGGGACGCAACTCTTCGATGGAGCGCACGTACCACTTGTTCACGCCGTTTGGCAGCGTCTCACCGATGAGGTAGCACTCGCCGGGAACGTCCAAGAACGTCGAGAACGCCGCGAGCATCGACGCTTGACCACCGACGCCGCCCGCGAGATCAGAGACGACGTCAAACGCCGGGCCGCTATCCACGGGCACAGGTTCGTCGTTGCCCGGTTGCTTTTGTGCCGCGACCAGTCGCATGCGTGACATGAGGTTCGCCTTCCACGTCACGCCCTGGCGGAACTCACCGAGTGTGTCGTAGAAATCCCAGACCTCGCGCTGCCAGACGTCGGGCGTTCGGTAGATGTGTCGCCGTGGATCATCACGGGAGCTCGCATCGGTGACCTGCGGCGCCGGCTGCAAGATCTGTGTCGCGGCGGTCAGCGCGTTCTGATCGGGTATTCCTAAGAGCTTAAGAAATCCCATGGCCACCTCTGAGAGTCAGAGGTTAGCGTAGCACTACCCAATCAACTTACACATGAATGACCCGATGCCCCACACCGCCCACCACGCAAAAACTGGGAGAAGTATCCCTTGCAATAACCACACAATCCCGACGATGCCAAAGCTTACCCAGCCCGACGCGCACCACGTGCACGTGACCAGCTCGCCGAGCCACCAGTGATCTTGATACTTTTCAGAGTGCCTACCCTTACCCGCTGGCCGTTCCGCTAAGACATCTGGACGCCGACTCACGATCCAGTTGCGTGTGAGCCTAATCGGAACGAAGTCATCACGCGTGACGAGCCACGTGATGCGAAACGTCGCCAGGCCGAGAACGATGATAAGAAGAAAGTCGTTCACGACGACTTGTTCGGCACGACCCACACCGCGCCGAACGTGACAAGTAGCGCTACCCCCGCGGTGATCCACTCCCGCGTAGAGATCGAGCTATCATCAAGTGCAGTGATCAGCGCGGTGCCGAATGCGGCCAGCGCCGACACGATCGCCTTTGCATACGCCTTCATGGTTCGACGCTATCGTGTCGGCACGCAGATGGTGTGATTATCGATGGTCTTATGTTCCATTGGCTTGTGAAACACTTGTGTGGCCATCGATTGGCCGGGACGGTGACAAGTTACACTTGGTGTAGGAGTAGGCGTTGGAGTAGGTGTCGGTGTTGGCGTCGGCGTCGGCGTCGGCACGGGCGGTGGCGGCGGTGGTGTCGGCGTCGGAGTAACCGACGGCTTCGGTGTAGGTGGCACCAGTGGCAACACCGTCGGCGTAGGCTTCACTAGCGTCACTGACACATCGATCAAAGGTGGTGAAGTCGGCAGTATGACAGCGGGCGCAGGTGGCGTCAACAACACAGGAGGGATGACACTAGATGGTGTCGGCTTAGGTACGACAACTGCTGGCGGATGCGTAACTCCCGGCTGAGGTTGCGGCGAGCTACTCGATGCCGAGGGCGGGGGTGCGCTCGACTTTGGGGAACCTTCCGCTATCGGGTTGGACACCGATGCACCCAGTGTAATCATCACGACCGCAATCGTGCTGGCAGCAACGGCACCACTTAGCTTTGCTACGGATGCAACTCGGTGCTGCGCTGCCGCCATGCTGTAGGCGACTTGGCTACTGACGCTAGTTGGTTGACTGTGCGATCCCATGCTCCACCGCCGCACTAAGTCTCAAGTGACCCTCTTCGATCGCCTTAACCATCGTTTGTATCTCAGTGATCAACGCCTGCACATCGGGTCGGGACGTGGCTATGTCCCGTAAGATCTTTCCCTCCGCTCGCATCTCTGTCAACTCATGCGTCAATACCTCCCGCTCACCTTCGACACGAGCCTTCGCGGCGGTTAAGTCCGAGACCTCTCCCCGCAGTAGTTCAAGATTTTGTTTCGTCCGCGCCGAGCCCGCAACGACGACCGCCGCGGCGATCACCCCGATGAACGCCAGCGACGCAAACACTAGGGTCAGCGCCAAGCTCACTGCGCTTAACGTTGGGCCAGCCGCAGCGTACATGTTACCCCCTAGGCCGCTAAAACAAGTGCGATCTTAGCAGGCTACCAACGATCTTCACGGCCACTCGTGTTAGCTAATGTGCGTTCGCCGTTGGGATATTTCCAGTGATGCCGCCAGTACCAGGTCTGCGCGGGAACGTGCACGATCTTCGCGCCCTGTGCGACGCAGCCGAGCGTGAACCGCCAGTCCTCACCGCCCGCCTCGTCGCCGTTGTCGCGCGGCGAAAACCCAACTGCCTTCGCCAGCTCCGTGCGCACCAAGATCGTCATCGTCGTGTGTGAGGGGCACGCCGGGTTAAACTGCTTACCGAACACCCCAAGGTAGTCGTAGGTTCTCGCGGTGTCGTAGTAAGAGTACACGTAGTCCGCATTCTTACGCGTAGCCTCGGTGTGTAACGTCCACAGGTGCTTCGGGTAGAACTCATCGTCGTCATCCAGGAATGCGGTCCAATCAGTGAGCACCGCGTCGAGTGCGCGCTGTCGCGTCGCCCACGCGCCGTGATGCCACTTATCCACCGCGACGGAGATCGCCGCGGGTTGAAGTTCTTGCCGCATCGCCGAGCTAACCGCGCGTGGAAATAGATCAAGTGCGCGTGGCGGGATCGTCGGGATCGCTACCGTGATGCCCGTCACGTAACACCGACCACAACACCTGCGGCGATGCGCGCGGCATCCCACGCGTCGCGTGCCTGCTGCTCGGTCGTGGTAACCAAGATCCCACCGCTGCAGTACGCCGACTGGTAACACGGGTACTGTGTCACATCGGTGGTCGAGCGATGCCAGTTATATCGTTCATTCGTTGCATGAGCGCCAGCGGGCGTCACGTTCTGAAACACGACGACCGCCTGACCGAACGCGGAGGTCTGCTCCGCACCGTCGTTCACGAGCAGATCGTTGGCGCTGTAGTTGCCCGCCGCACTCAAGCCCATCCCGTAGTTGGTGGTCGAGACAACGGTATTGTCATGACCATAGTTATCGTGATCCCCGGTGTCGCCGAGGTTGATGCCACCACCAGTGAAGCTGGTGTCGTTGGTGATCGGGTATGCGCCGTCGATCAGGTTGTGATGGACGTTGGTGCGGTTGGTGGACACCCCGCCGGACTGATAGAAGTTAATGTTGTCCTCGACTCCCGACTGACCCTTGATGTTGACCGTGTGGTTCCAGCCGACCTCGGCTCCGGGAACGGTGACCTGGGTGAACTGTAGGAACTGGACGCAGCAGCCGAAGTCCTTCGGGTTGGGATAACGGCCAACGTTCGTGGCCAGGTTGTAGTCGATCTTCACGCCGTTGATCGTGAGACCACTCGATGTCGGCGCGGCGATCCAGATGCCGTCGCCGTCGGTGAACGAGTTGTGCTCGATATCGACGGCGCTTACACCCTTGGTGAGCGCGATGGCGCGGTGATCAACTACCGCACCGGGATTCTGCTGCGTGAACGTGGTGTTGGTGACGGTCAAGTGTACGCCCGCGATGCTGTCCACCAAGCCGTAGCCCTTGGCGATGACCGACGCG